GCTTGGTTCTTGTTGAAACCAAGTAAAGCAAAGAGCTTTAAGATAGTTTTATCTTCCTGTGCGATAACCCTCCAGTCAAGGAGAGTTCAACACGTTTTGTGGTAGACGTTAGCCACTATCATGACAGCTAAATCCGTCCCCGCATCGCGATATCGCGATGCGGAAACTGTTGTGATGACCGTACTGGACGAGGTACTCTCCAGATTTGGGCAGCCAGCAAGGATGATCAGTCCTTTGTTGGAATCTCTTATTTGGCCGTTTGTGGTCTATAGGGCCGACCGCGATCCGTGGTTCGGACCGAAAGATTTCCAACGATTTAAAGACTCCGTGTGCACCACAGCGGAGCGGGTTCTGAAATATTTTGACAAGGACCCACGAACGTCACTGAGCAAGGAGCAGTCTTATGTCTCCTACTTTCACAATCTGTACCTGTTTAGAGTCTCTGGGGATTCACACAGCGCCGCGCCATCGCGGCCCACGTGGATTCCCAAGGGAGAGACTCTCTATTCCGGATTTCTGCGCCATTTTGTTCTGCGCATGCTTGTGAAACGCAACGTCGGCTTCATCTATTCCCTTCAAAAAGGATGTAAACAGATGTGGCCCCAGCTCTCTCCTCTAAAGATGAGGGCTTCTCTGCTTGAAAACAAAGAAAGGCTAACCGTGCCAACTCGAGACTTGGTCCCGAGCGCGGTTGCCTCGCTCTATCTTACCAGCAGACTTGTGTTTTATGATTCTCCTCAGGAAACGAAATTCATGCCGACTGGGCGGGGTTGTACTCAAGCCGGGGTGGCTGAGGGAGGGACCAAGGCTCTTTTGCCTCCCTTTTCCTCAACCGCCCTTGAGTCTCCCCCGGCCACGACGGGTGTCTCTCGCTTTATCCCTGGGGATGAAATAATTTGGAATGGTGTGCCTCGCTCTCTTCGCAAGTTGCACGATTTCTGCCTTCTTCACCGCTCTATATCTGATTATGATTCTTATCGAAAAAAGAATGCGCTTTTACAGGCATCTAAGTATTGGTCTAATCGGTCGGATGACGATGAGGTAAATTTTATCGCGCTACCTGAACCAGGGAAATTTCGCATCATTGGTGTTGGAGACGGCTTCGCAGCGAACGCGCTGCAGCCTCTCCAAGGATCTATGCTTGGAGCCTGGAAAAGGCGTCCTGAGAGTACTATGCTCCACGATGACCTCCTTTTTAAAGTGAATGAATTGTGGCAGCGAAGCCGGGTTATCCCGGGTTTCTCTCTTTTTCTGAGTGTGGATTACCAAGCAGCAACCGATACTCTCTCACGGCAGTCGACCTTTTTCGGTCTTCTCGGCGTGCAGGACTCCGGTCTGCCTGGCACTGATCTTGCCTTTGAAAGTCTCCGCCGCCTTCGCGGAGTGTGGAAGCCACCTAAAGTGGATGGCGAAGGGCGTGTAGTTTTTAAAAGAGGTGGGAAGAAGTGGGAGGTGGACGAGGTTGCGGCTCCTCTTACCGAGGGCCAGTCAATGGGCCACCCCCTTTCTTTCCCCTTACTATGCGTCGCAAATCTGTCTGCCTGGCGCCGCTCAGTGGCCTTGTGGGTCTCTCGCGATCCCTTGAATCGAGAGAAGTTTTATGACTTACTACTAACCAATGTTTTGGTGAACGGGGACGATCTTTTAGCCCCGGTGGATGTTGAGTTATACAAAATCTTTTTACAGTGTTCCGGTGATTTGGGTTTCATCCCGTCTCCTGGTAAACAATACCTTTCCTCCTCTATCGCACTAATTAACTCCCAGCTTTATAAGTTGAACGGTGAACAGTGGGAACGTCGAGGTTACCTCAATCTCAAGATTGTTAAGGGTGTTAACATTAAAAAAGGTTTATCTGTCGGTTCAGAGAGCCTCAAAACTCCCATGGGGGTTGCGAGAGACTTGAACAAAATGTGTTCTCAGGTTCCTGGGGCAGCGAGTGTTATTCCTGCTGCTATGCGCGGTATCCTGCGCACCATGGACCCGAACCTTGCCCTCCTTCATCCGAATTACTATCTTCCAGTCTCGCTCGGAGGACTGGGAGTGGACCCGCAGTTCGGACCTCACAATGTTGTCTATACGAGAAATCAGCGGCGAATTGCCGCTGCTTTTATCCAGGATCCTTCTCTTGCTGTTTGGAACATGACCTCTGGTCGGCGCGAGCGCCGAGTCTCAGAGCGGCTAGTTCAGCCGTGGAAGTCCCATTGGCGGTTTGAAAAAGACCCCAATACTCCTCTCCAGCAGTACGAAATGCGATCTGGTGATGGCGAGATTATGTCCCGCTTCCGATCCATGGACAA